TTATAACACTGATACGCAATCAGGTGAAACAAGTGGTTATCATTCTGCTGGTATGTGGCCTGCCGGGCAGCCGGCTGCAGGAAACATCATTCAAAAATTTTCTTATGCCTCTGGAGGTGACTCAACTGACGTTGGAGATCTATCAGTGGCCAGAGGAAACCGAGTAGGTGAAGGAGCCTTTGGATTTCAAAGCTAAAAATTTTTATTATGAGCATAAAACAATTTTTTCAAGAAAATAAGTACGCTTATTTTTCTAACGTCATTACAAAAGAAGAAGCAAAAAGTTTATCAGATAATCTTTTCAAAAGAAAAAAAGAAGGTATTCTGATATCAGATGATCAGTGCCCTAAATCCCACGCTGTGTATGGCGATCCATTTTTTGACGAACTGTTAGAGAGATTGACTGTACCTCTTTCCCATCAAATTGGAATAGAACTTCTCCCCGCATACACATATGCTAGATTGTACGAGCCTGGCGAAATATTATTAAGACATCGTGATCGACCTTCCTGTCAGATATCAACTACTATGACCCTTGGCTACAGCAAAAAATCTGATATCTGGCCAATATATCTTCAAGAAGACGAAAACAAAGAGGAAGGCATAGAAGCAATTATAAAGCCCGGAGATATGGTTCTATACAGAGGAGATCAACTTTGCCACTGGCGGAAGGAATATACTGGTGTGTGGCAAACCCAAGTTTTTATGCACTATGTAGATGCTAATGGTCCTTATAGAGATTTAAAATATGATCGTAGAAAAAATCTGTCCCACAAAAGCGAAGCTGTTTGGAATAAAATAAAAGAAAATCAAATCAAAGAAGTTAAAAAAAATAAAGATAGAAACAGGGAAAGGCTTGGAACCACTACGGGCCCGAAGAAAAATATCTCGTGAAAAAGTTTGTTTCTTATAAATAATATGAAAAAGGAGTACAACTATGGCTTATACAACAAGCGATGCCGTCGACGCAGTATTTAACAAAAATGCGTCTAACTTTCAAGATGCAGTAAGCGATTTGTTGAGCAACAAATTGGGAGAACGTATTGGTGTTGAGAAAGTTGCTGTAGCCCAGTCATTTCTTAATGAACCTGAAATAGCAGACGACGATGAAGAACAAGAGGTTTCCGATGAAGACGTTTAAACAACTTTTCGAAGCACCCGGAGCTCCGGCTCAAGACAACAAACCTGAAAAAGATACTGACGATGAAGTTAAGGGTTACAAGCCCCGTTCAAAAGGCGAAGAAGATTTTGCTAACATGCATATGGTATCTAAAGTAGACCACCCTGTAGCTACTGATGCTCAATTCACTGGAAATGTGGAAAAGGGTAACCCTGAACATCATCAGGGTGGTAAGAAACAAGCTGAAGGAGAAACAGCGCCTGTCAAGCAGGGTACAACAGATGTTAATGCTGGTGGTTCAGAATACAAAGAACCTAAACAGTACTCACGCGGTGGCGAGAAGGCTGCTGTGATGCAAGGTTCTTCAAAGATTAAGGAGAGTTTCTCTTCTTTCATTGAGGAGAAGACTGATGGCGACGATTAAACTTTTAGGTGATTCAGCTGATTTGTCCACAGCCAACAACTGTGGTAGTGCCACAATGGTCAGAGTAGTGAACACAGCAGCAGCTGAAGCTACTGTTACTGTTGCCAATACGATAGCACCAGTTAATGGCGGTGGTACTTCGGGATCAGTTGTCATCGAAGCTGGTGCAACAGAAATTATTGTTAAAGAACCAACAGACACATTAATAGCAACAGCGTCAGTAAAAGCAACACCAGTAGCGAGATACTAAAATGAAACTCATATGCGAAATAAACGAAGAGTTAGAATACCTTTCTGAAGATAATGGTGGTACAAAAAACCATTATATCAAAGGTGTGTTCATGCAGGGCAACCTAAAGAATAGGAATGGCCGTGTGTATCCCATGGAAGTGCTTCAGAAAGAGGTATCTAGGTATAATAAAGAATACATTGATCGCAAGCGAGCTTTTGGTGAACTTGGCCATCCAGCGGGTCCTACAATTAATCTCGATCGTGTCTCGCATATGATTCAAGAACTCAAGCAAGACGGTAACAACTTTGTTGGCAAGGCAAAGATAATGGATACCCCAATGGGTAACATTGTAAAGAATTTGATGAACGAGGGAGCCACCATTGGTGTTTCGTCACGAGGCATGGGTTCACTCAAAGAAAGAAATGGAACTGCAGAAGTACAAAATGATTTCTTCTTAGCTACTGCAGCTGACATTGTTGCAGATCCTTCGGCACCTGATGCTTTCGTTGAAGGTATCATGGAAGGTAAAGAGTGGGTATGGGACAATGGAATTATTCGTGAAGCTACAATTGATGATTATAAAGAAGAAATAGAAAAGACCTCATCTAAAGATTTAACGGCCTCGAAGCTGAAGATTTTTGAGGACTTCATCTCAAAACTTTAAATTTATAAATATTAAAGATAAAAAAAATCCATAAAGGAGAAATGCAATGTCTGACAAAGAACTAGAGATGAAAGAAGATCTCACTGACGAGCAGTTGGATGAGTTCAAAGCATCTTATGGTGACCCATCGTCTGTGCCAGAGCCTGTTGCTAAAACGGCAAAAGCTCCTGGCAAGTCTAAGAAAGCTGAAGATGATCCTGAGGATGCTCCTACTGCTGTTAAGCCTGAAGGTAAGGCTAAACCAGTTAAAGAAGCAACCAAAATGAGCATGATCCAAGCTATGGTTGAACGAATGAATGGTATGAGGAAAGAAGATCTCATGAATTCATTTGACCGTGCCATTGACGCCTTGGATACTCAGGAAGAAATTAGCGAATCTGAAGAAGAAACTGTTGAAGTTGTTCGCGCTGGTCATAAAGTATCAGCTGAAGAAATCAACGTTGAAGAAGATGTCGCAGCATTGTTTGCTGGTGACGATAACCTTACTGAAGAATTTAAAGAAAAAGCAACAACTGTATTTGAAGCTGCTGTGGTAGCTAAAGTCAATGAACAACTTGAAAAATACGTTGTTGAGATCGATTCAGAGATCGAAGCTGAAAAAGCTAAATTGAAAGAAGCAACTGTAACACAGCTTGACCAGTATCTCGACTATGTCGTGGAAAACTGGATGGAAGAGAACAAGCTAGCTGTTGAAGCTGGTATCAAGTCTGATATTACAGAAAATTTTATTAATGGCCTTAAAGATCTGTTCACCGAACACTACATTGAAATCCCCGATGACAAGGTAGATGTTGTAGAAGAACTAGCTCTACGTGCCGACGAACTAGAAACCAAACTCAATGAAGAGATGGAAAAGAACGTCGCCATGAAGGCTGATATTGTAGAATTCGTGAAGGCTGAGCTCGTTGCTGAGGCTTCTGAATCTCTCACCGAAACTCAAAAAGAGAAGTTCAAAGAGTTAGCTGAGGGTGTTGATTTTATTGATGAGGACAATTATGTCCGCAAGCTCGATACTCTGAAGGAATGTTATTTCAGCACTACTGATGAGTCAAAGACGGCTGTTAGTGATTTTGATGACTCGGAGCCATTAGAAGAAGAAGCTAAACCTTCCTTTTCAGGCAATCCGGAAATGTCGGCTTATGTCAGTACTATTTCAAGAACACTGAAAAAGTAATTAATTATAAATAATACAGATCGAAACCGTAAAGGAGAGATAAAATGCAATACGTATCTGAAGAACTAGTCGAGAAGTGGACACCAGTTCTTGAGCATGCCGATCTTCCCGAGATTAAAGATGCTCATCGCAAGTCTGTTACCGCTACTTTGCTAGAAAACCAGCAGCGTGCCTCACGTGAGGATGCTCAGGGTTCTGGTGGCTATCAAATGCCTAGCCTTTTGGGTGAAGCAAGCCCCACCAACGCCATGGGTACTTCCGCTGCACCTTCTACATCACCTGCTGGTAATGTAGATATCTTTGACCCAGTTCTTATTTCACTGGTTCGTCGTTCCATGCCTAACCTGATTGCTTATGACATCGCAGGTGTACAGCCAATGACTGGTCCCACTGGACTGATCTTTGCAATGCGTGCACGTTTCAACAATCAGTCAGACACAGAAGCTCTTTACAACGAAGCTGATACTGACTTCTCGAAGTCAGCTGCTGGTAACACTCTTTCAGGCTTTGCCCGAGACGAGTCTACCGGTGATGGTGTAACTACTGGTCAGACTGGTACTGATCCCACAGCTCGTGTATCTGCTAACGGTTATACCGTTGCTACTGGTATGTCTACAGCTCAGGCTGAAGCCTTGGGTGATGCAGACAACAATGCATTCCAGCAGATGGCATTCTCAATTGAGAAAGTTTCTGTAACAGCTGTTTCACGTGCTCTGAAGGCTGAGTACACAATGGAACTTGCTCAGGACCTTAAAGCTGTTCACGGTCTTGATGCTTAAACCGAACTTTCCAATATCCTCTCAGCTGAGATCCTTGCGGAAATCAACCGAGAAGTTGTTCGTACTATCAACTACACAGCTACTGCAGGTGCTCAAGACAATACTGCTTCAGCTGGTACCTTTAACCTTGACGTTGACTCAAACGGCCGTTGGTCAGTTGAGCGCTTCAAAGGCATGATCTTCCAGATCGAGCGTGAAGCAAACCAGATCGCCAAGGACACAAGGCGTGGTAAGGGTAACATCCTGATCTGTTCTTCTGACGTAGCTTCTGCTCTTCAGATGGCAGGTGTTCTGGATTACACCCCTGCTTTGTCTACTAATCTTAACGTAGATGACACTGGCAACACTTTTGCAGGTGTATTGAACGGTCGTATCCGAGTATACATCGATCCTTACTTCTCAAGTGCTTCCGGTAACCAGTACATGACTGTAGGTTACAAAGGCTCTAGCGCATTTGATGCTGGTCTTTTCTACTGTCCTTATGTACCTCTGCAAATGGTTCGTGCGGTTGGAGAGAACACCTTCCAGCCTAAGATTGGCTTCAAGACTCGTTACGGTATGGTCGCCAATCCATTTGCTAAGGGTGGTTCAGCTGGTAACGGTTCTATCTCTTTCGCAGATAAGAACGTATACTACAGATTGGTTACAGTATCCAACCTGATGTAATAAAAAGAATCCCAAAAGGGACATTTTTAAAGGGCTCTTCGGAGCCCTTTTTTTATCTCTATAAATAGTAGAGAGGTATACACTATGAGCACAATAAAAGACCAACCATCAAATTTAAATTTGATGTCCCCTACAGGTTTTAGGTTTGTCTTAAACAGAACACCAGGTATCAATTATTTTACATACAGTGCTCCACTACCTACCTTGTCGTTAGGTGACTATGATGTTCAAGACCCGTTTGTAGCACTACCGTATCCAGGTGATAAGTTAAGATATGAGCCTTTGAGTCTTAGATTCAGGGTTGATGAAGATCTTACAAACTATTTGGAAATTCACAATTGGCTCGTGTCGTTGGGTTACCCCGAGTCTTTTGATCAATCTGCTTATCAAAACAACTCTTCAGCTTTTAAATCTGGAGATGTTTATTCAGATGGTTCTTTGATTATTTTATCAAGCCACCACAATCCTAATTTGAGAATTAACTTTGAGGATATGTTTCCTATATCACTAACAGAGTTGAATTTTGATGCTTCGTTAAACGATATTCAATATCTCGAAGCTACTGTTGCATTCAGATATAAAATATACACAATTGATAAGTTTGATTAGTTTAAATACCCATTGACATAAACCTCAAACGAGAGTATAATTACGTAACTGAGGTGAATTATGATTATTGATGAAATAACAGAAATGTGGATTGCAGATTCTAAGATTGATGATGTCGAGCTCGATACAGAAAGTCTCAAAATACCTTCTCTCCACGCAAAGTATTTGAAGATACTTTATCAACAGAAACTTAAACTGAAGAGTTTAATTATAAAGAAAAAAACTCTCAACCGTGTTCTTTCTGAATACTATAAAGGTGATTTGAATCATCCTGAAGATTTGGAAGAGCTCGGTAGAGAACCTTGGCAGCGTACTGTTCTGAAGCAGGATCTACCAAGTTATGTAGATAGTGATGATGATATGATAAAACTCCTGACTAAAATTTCTTATCAGGAAGAGGTGGTTTCGTTATTGGAAGATATTATAAAAAATATAAACAATAGAGGCTTCCAAATCAAAAATGGAATCGACTGGAGGAAACTCACCAACTTCGGTTTATAGAGAATTGATTACATTATCCAAAGTGAATGAAACGTACCTGAAGATTGATTGCTCTGGAGGTATAAGACGAGAGTTAGCTGAATACTTTTCGTTTTATGCACCAGGGTATAAGTTCATGCCGCTCTACAGAAACAAAATGTGGGACGGAAAGATTAGACTGTTTAATAAGAACTCGACAATGTATACGGGATTGCTCTCGTATATACAGTCCTTCTGCGCAGATCGAGATTATGATGTAGACATAAAAGATAATCTCGACTATACAAATGAATGTTCAATCCATGAGGTCAAGGAGTTCAGTGAAGATTTGAGCCTTACCTTGGTACCTCGTGACTATCAAATTGAGGCAGTATCTCATTGCATTCGAAATGACAGGTCAATGATACTATCACCTACCGCCTCAGGTAAGTCGTTAATAATTTATTTGCTTACACAGTTTTACCAAGAACATAGAACGTTGATCATTGTACCTACAATATCATTGGTTAAGCAGATGGCAGGTGACTTTGAAGCATATGGTTACAAGGACGAATGTAAACTTATCACGGGTGGTGTTGATAAGGATAACATATCAGAGAATATTGTAGTTACAACATGGCAGTCAGTTTACGAAATGCCCAAGAGATGGTTCGATCAGTTTGGTGTTGTTATTGGTGACGAAGCACATTTGTTTAAAGCAAAGTCATTGACAACCATTATGCAAAAGTTGA